GCCGATCACCTTCTCTGAGAGCCTGCCTGCGGGTCGTATGCTTGCTTTGGTTGTGACAAGCGTTGTCCAAGTGTTCACCTGTTGGCCGTAGGCATCGAGCGATACTGATTTCTGTTGAATCTGTATCGTGTGACGACACTCGTTTGCGTGCATTACAGTGTCCAGCCCGATCCGGCGAGCCACAGACTTTTAGCTGCAGCCAGATACTTTTCACGATCTGCTGGGTCTGCTTCGTAATCGGCGCGAACCATCAGGATGATCCCTTGTGCACACTCAGGCAACGTCAGCGGATCGTCTGCCACGGCATCTTCAGCGTCGTAGTCGGGCACAATCCCGTACTTCGTGTAAGCACACTCACGCGCTGCCGACTCCATTAAGCGCAAAATCAGATCGTCGTCGTCGTTGTGCGTGACCGAAATCGCCGCCTTGACATCTTCGAGCGTGAGTGTTGACATTACTCTGCCTTTGCCAGCTCTTCTGCAGCAGCTTTTAATGCCTCAGCGTGAGCGACAGCGTCGGGATGCGGGTCGACGTTGCCAGACGCAATTGCTGTTGCCAAGTCAACGGGTGCAATTTCAATCACTTCGTCGACTTTTCCGTAAGCGCAATCAAGCAAGACTCGCGCCTTTGTTTTTTCTGCTATTTTTTTGGTAGCCATTTGATTCTCCAATTTGCTTTAAACAGCCCACTCCTGAGAATGGGCTGGCAAAGCAGACTGCGATTAGCTTGCGCTGTTCACAAACACCTTAACGGCGGTCGTGTCGAGCAAGTTTGAGCCGGTGCGAGTCCAGCCCAGGAAGCCAACCTGACCGTACTTGGCATAGGCCGAGTCATCAAAACGCAACATCGAAGTTGAGTTCTGAACATCGCGGATTACAAACTGGCTGAAGTCACCGAAGGCGATCGACTTGGCGCTGGCTGCCATCGTTGCCATATCGTCGTTGACGACGTATGGGTAGCCGCAGATAGTTGCGGGTACACCACCAGCGATGTTTTCGTTGTCGCCCGGTGTCCAGATTGGACGGCCGCTCGTGTCTTTCAGCTTGCGAATAACGGCGATCGACAGGTCTTTCAACATGAAAGTGGCGTTGCCACGGTATGCCGAGTTGACCGAGTGAATCAGGTCGATCAGGTCGTCATAAGTGCAAGTGGTGGCCGTGCCGGTCAGGCCTGTTTTGCCGGTGCTTGCGCGAGTGATGACGCCGTATGGCTGGCTCGAACCAGTGCCGGTCGTGTAGTGCTGGTTTGTGATGCGCGCTAAGCGAGTGGCCAAGCGGTTGACAACAAACGACACGACATCAATTGCGCTGTCCTGAATCAACTCAACAGGCAGGGCGATTGACTTCGAGCTGTATTTGTACGGATTGACCGCAACAGTGCCGAAAGTCACGTCAGCGCTTGATGCAACGGCATTCTGAGCAACGATCTCACCAACTTCTGAAGTACCGTCAGACGTTGGGTAGTTCAAATCGTTACCACCAGCGGTGGTCAAGATTTGAGAAACAGAGCGCATACCGCCAAACGCTTTCATTGCGTCGACGACCATTGCAGCGATTTCAGCGGGGACTGTGTAGCCGCCTTCTGTAGTCGTCGTGGTCGACATTGCGTTTTGAATCATCGCAACTTTTTCTGGAGTCATGTTGCGCTGTGAGGTGCGCAAATAGATTGCCAGAGCGTCTTTTGCAGTCAGTTCGACCGACTTGCCGGGTGCTGCATTTTTGAAATATGCGTCTGCTTCCAGATCACGCAATTTCTGCTCTGCTTTGAGCTGAGATTGAGTGCGCTCGATCTCGTCAGCGATGTTGTCAAATTTCGCTTGCTCGTCTTTCGACCAGGTGAGCGAACCTTTTTCGGCCAACAAAGCGTTGGCTTGATTTGCGAGGTGTTCGACTTTCTCGCGCAGTGCTTGAGTGTTTGTCATTTCGACTTTCCATAAAAAAAGCCCCTTTCGGGGCAGGATTGAGGCATCCGGCCTCAGCGGTTTGTCTGCGCGAGAGCGCTAGGCAATCTGTAAAATCCGCAGCCGTTTTGAGTTGGCTTCGGACATAAAAAAACCCGCTTCTGCGGGCTCGTTAACTGGTTCAGGAGTAATTTCAGGAATCGGGTCTGGAATCGGCTCGGGTGGCTCGACGGGTGCTGGCGGTGCATTTTTGAATGCTGACAAATTCCATACGTTTTGAGCAGACTTCACTGCATCGATGCGATCAACAAATCCGGCATCGAGCGCCTCTGTAGCTGTAAACCAAGTCTCGGCTTCCATCATCGCCAAGATTTCTTCGTCGCTCTTGCCTGTCTTGTCTGTGTAATCTCGGACAATAGACAGCTCGATCTTTTCGAGCAACGCCGCCATCGTCAACATATCTTCTTTGTCGCCATACGCCATACCGCTCGCGCAATGGATCATGAAAAGAGCGCCCTCTTTCATCACCACTTCATCGCAAGACAAGGCGATCGAGGTGGCGGCCGAGGCACAGAGCGAGTCAATGATTGCGACTGTCTTGCCGGGGAAGCGCCCGATTGCAGCCATAATCGCGCGCGCCTCAAAGACTGAGCCGCCGGGTGAGTTGATGTAGATGTTTAGTACGGGTGATCCTTCAGCTTGGGCTAGTTCGTTAATAACTGCCGCTGCGCTCACGCCCCACATTTCGTCGATCACATCGTAGATATAGAGCGAGGCTTCGCTTTCGTTTTTGATAAGCGCAATAGGCTTGCCGATACTGGCGCGATTGTCTGCTAATAGTTTTATGTTCATGCTGGTACCTGTGTTTGTTGCGCGGCCGGATTAAATAATTCACTAGCCGCGCCGCCTAATGGCTTGTGGCCAGACTTTCTGCGGATTTCGTCGGGTGTCATCCAGCCCATGCCGGTGCCAGGACCGCCAAGAGCTGCGCGGTTGTACTCAGCCTGCGCTTTCAGATCGCCTTCAATCAGCGCGTCGCGGTCAAAGCGTAAAAACTTACCGCTGTCTCTTGGAAACAACTTACGATTCAACTCTTGCTCGATCTTGCGCAAGTGCGGTTGCAGGGTATAGGTCACAAAGCCGCGAGACATTGACTCAATACCTGAGCCCCACGACGTTGATGCGCTTGTTTCGCCTATCATGTGAGGTGGTACGCCAAATGCGCGCGCAATGTCGATCACCTGAAACTGGCGCGCTTCAATAAGCTGCGCGTCGTCAGCAGTGATGCTGATCTCTTTGACTGTCAGGCCTTGGGTTAGCACTAACGGGATTCGGTGGTAGTTGTCTTCGCCAGAGTATCTTGTCGAGAAGGCCGATTGCAGCGCTGCGATCTGATCGTCACCCATTTTGCCGGGTGACGAGAGAATCATCGACGGGTGAGCGCCGTTTTCAAAAAACTTACCCGAGTACGAATCCATTGCAAGCGCGTTTCCGACTGCAGATCGCGCCGCGTACTGAATCACGCTCATTGACTTCAGGCCATCGAAGCCGAAGCCGGGGAAGTGCAGAATGTCAAACGGCTCAATCCACGTCTGAATGCCGTAGTCTGAAAGCGAGAGGTAGTAGCGCACGCTTCCGTCTTTCTGGCGCATCGGAGAGACCGAGCCAGCGGGAAGTGGCAACAATTCAGCAATTGAGTTGTTTGTCCTGCGCCGAATCCATGTGTAAGAATCGCCACGCAACAACTGACCAACGCTGACGTTTTCCCAATGACTCGCCGCTGTGAAATTGATGTGCGGCTGCTCGTTTAGCTTGTACCAAAGATCGTCACGCGCCTGTTTTACGGGAATTTCTCCATCGGTGCGGTACAGATCAACGGGCAGCGTCATAATTGCGCCGGAGATACGCTGTACGCAAGCGTGAACGGCTGCGACGCGCATTGCGCTGAGTGGTGTTACCAACTGACCAGCCGCATAACTCGAAATCCCGAACGCCTCCATAATTTCATCGGAGTACATTCCGGTTGAATCAATAGAATTTTTTGGGCGAGCGTCGGCCTTGCCAAAGCCTAAAGCCCCGGCAATTCTTGAAAATACGCTCATAAATTAACGAAACCTTGATCTATCGTGTCCGTCGCTGGGTTAAGACTCATCAGCGAAACAGCGTTAAAAAGTGCCATCAGCGGGTCAATCTTGGCGAATCCCGCTGCTTGCTTGGTGATACTGATTGCATTGCCTCGCGGCTCTACTTTTGCGTTGCCGACGCACCAGTTCATCATTGGCTGGCCGCCGTGAATCATTGCGCCTTCTGCTAATTTGCGCTCTGACGTCTTGATCGCGCCTGTCATCTTCCAACCCTGCGAGATACCGACAATCTTCTCTGGCGGTATATCCATATCATGCAAGGCTTCGATAATTCCGCCGAGGCCGTGGGGATCGACGCCTATCTTGTCTAATAATCCTGATCGCTCAACTTGCGACACGATCTCGGCCACGTCAGTAACGTCTTCACCAATGCTTTGCACAAGCGTTAAATCACCATCTTTTGAAAAGTCTATAAAACGCGAGGCTTCAGACTTTCTGCGTTCCATGACGGATGGGTGCGCCCAAGCATGAGTCCAAACGAGCCATTCGTGTGTGACCCGTTTTCTGCCCACCACAGCAAACCCGAGCAAATCGTCAAGGCCGCCGCCATCAATACCAACGTCGATAACTTCACATTCGTCCAGTATGGTTTGCAGCGTTACTGCTTGAGTTGATTGTTGTTCCCAAAAGTCTGCACCAGCCCAGCGGTCAGATCGAAGATTCAGCCCGATTTCGACGTTCGCGTGTTTGGCAAGAAACCCCCTGAAGGATTCCTCGCCGCCTGTCTGGGCTTTCTTAAACTCTCGCTCTAGAAATTCTTGATCTACCGAATAACCAAGATTCGGATTCACCATCGCCAAGTTTTCAACTAACAAATGTTCTTTGCGCTCGACCAAATCGGTAGGGTGCTCAAAAATAATCGGTACAAAGCGCGGATCGTGAATCTTTCCGTCTCGCACATCACGCGCATACTGCAACTTCTGCCTAAATACTCCGGCTGGCGGGTCATCTGACTGCGTTGTGAGGTAGATCACAAAACCTTCTGGCCTCGATGCCAAGCCACCAATCGCTTCTCTGAGCATCGCTTCGGCTCCTGACTGCTTGCCGAATAGCCACAGCTCGTCTACTAAGGTGCCTACTGACTTCTTGCCGCCGACCGTGT